CGCAGTTAGACGGCTTACTGAGGAACTCATTTATCTTACTAAAATTGTTGGTAGCCGTGACCCTTCTCCAACTAGTCCTCCTATTCGCTTTGTGTGGGGCCTTGTTGCTAAAATAAGAATGGATCCAAGGCAGTATAAAGAGGACATGAAGTTTATTAAAGGATCATGGTCGTGGGATGGCTTCATGTTTTTAACAAGAAAAACAGTAGAATTATATGACATGCATAATGATATAAAAACAGGCAAATATCCGCCATTACAACACAGAACTAGAAGATGTGAAGATTGCGGATATGTAAAAACAAGCCATGTATAACGATATCCACAAGATAAAGATTGAGTTACTGCAAGAACATCTGCTACAATTCAGCTTAGACAAAATATCAGCAAATGAATATGTAACAAGAGTACTAAATGTGATCCAAATGTATCGGTAATAGTTTTCTGTCCCTCTGAAAGTGTCCATACTTTCAAAAGTGCAAGGGGGACAGAAAATTGCTACTGAGAGTAAAAGTAGCAGCCGCTGTTGGAATTGCCGAATAATATCCGTATGCAATATTTGTTACATCGGATTGAACAGTTCCCTGACTTGTAATTCCGTAAGCATTTATTGCACCCGTAATGTTTTTTATAACACGAAGATTTATTGAAGTTGCTGGAAGTCCACCAATACCCAGTGAACCAGCCATATAGTTATCTGCCGTGCCATCCATGTACAAGTTGTAGCGACCCGTACCAGCAGGAATCTGACCTTGAAAACCCCAGTTATTTGTTCCACCAGTCAAAACGCTAGAAGCAAGAAAACCAACTTGTGTAACAATTGAAGAACTAGCACCAATGGTTCCCTGTGTTGCTTGATAATGAACAGCAATTGGAATAGCACCAGCACTAGCGGCTGTGTTTGACCATGTGCTGTAGTAAATTGCCCCGTTTACTGCATCTGATTGAATCTGACCAGCATTAAAAATCCCCAATGGCTGTGATGAACCAGTCAAAGGTGTGCCAAAGTTAATAGCACGACCAGCCGTAGGGTTTGCACCAATACCCAAACGACCACCAGAATCAATCTTCATTCGCTCTGTCAAAGTTCCAGCAGAGTTAGCAGTTGTGAAAGCAATAGCACCAGGAACTACACCAGCAGAAATGGTTCCTTCAGCAAAAAAGTTAATAGCCGCAGCACTTGTGTAAGCAGACCCACTATAACCAGAAGTAAGAATCTGACCAAGAACGTTATTGGCAACAACGGCTGTTGGTGCAGCCATTGTTCCGTTTGCTTTCTGAAGCAACAAACGACCACCAGCACCACCAGCACCACGAATAGTTTGACCAAACGAACTGTCACTGAAAATTTCTAAAGAACTTTGACTGGTGGAACAACAAACTATGGTATTCAAAGTAATACTTCAGTAGGAACAAACCGTTTCAACTTGTACATATCTGGTACAGCAGCCAACTATCTCGATGGTCGTCTAGGTGTAGGCGTTGCTTCAAGCAGTTATGCGATGGCACAAATCATAAACACCACCGCAGCCGACAGAGCATTGGTTGTTAGAGGTGCAGCGTCACAAACAGGTGATTTGTTGGATGTTCAAAACTCTGCTGGGGCATCACAGTTCAAAGTTGACTCTAATGGAAATGTTGGTATTGGCACTACTCCAGGTAGTGGAATCAATTTGCTTGTTCAAAAACCATTTGTGCAATCAGCAGGTGGAACAGGTTACGGTATATACTCAAATCAAACAATCCAGTCAGATGTGACTGGTGGTGCGTATATAAATCTTAGTCAAGTTAATACCGCAGCCCAATCATTTACTCTAAGTCAACTTTATAATTATTTTGCATGGGGTGTTGCTACTCCTGGTGCTGGTTCCACTATTGCAACCCAAACTGGTTTTATTGTTAATACCACTTTTACTGGTGCAACAACCAATATCGGTTTCCGTGGTCAAATTCCTTCAGGTACAGGGCGCTGGAACGTGTATATGGATGGTACAGCCGACAACTATATGGCTGGTGCTTTGGGCATTGGAGGATTTGCTTCCGCTGGACAAACTATTTATGTAAACAGAAACATTACTGGCGCAACAACTGGTCGTCCAGTATTTGTGCAATCCACCATTCAATCTGATGTGACTACTGGTGTTAATGTTTTTGGTACTGGAGTTAGCACACAAGCAGCATCGTTTACTCTTGCAAACCTCAACCACTTTAATGCTGGCGGTATTGCAACCCCTGGTGCTGGTTCAACGATTCTAAACCAAACTGGTTTCTCTGTTACATCTGGTATGACTGGTGCAACCAATAACTACGCTTTTTTTAGTCAGATTGCTTCAGGAACAAACCGTTGGAACCTGTACATGGATGGTACAGCAGCGAACTATTTGGCTGGACGTTTAGGTGTAGGTGCAACACTAACAAGTGGTGGAATGGTTCAAATCACAAACACTACAGCCGCCGACAAGGCATTGATTATCAAAGGTGCAACCAGTCAAACAGGTGACTTGTTTGATGTTCAGACTTCTAGCGGATATTCACTTTTCAGAATCAATAGTTCTGGTGCAGGATGGTTCCGTCAAGAAGCGAACGGTCTTCAAATTAACCTAAACCTTGGACGTATGGATGATGGATTAACCACACCGTTGTATCAGGTTCAAACAGATGACACTCTTGGTGATATTCTCCGTTTCTTCTGCACCCGTTGGTCTAGTAACGTAAAATTTGCTCGTTCATCAGCACTTGGCGATAGAGACATGGTAACGATTTCAGGTGGCGCTGGTGACAACCGAATTGAAATCTTTAATGATAGTAATGTGGTAAATAGTCGGATTGTTAGCAATGGAACAAGTTTTCTTAATGGCGGCAATGTTGGTATCGGTATTGAAGGTGCAACATCAAGACTTCATGTCGTTCAAAGCGTGGCAGCAAACGTTGGTGTCATTGTCAGGGGTGCTTCTTCACAAACTGCCAACCTACAACAGTGGCAAAACAGTGCTGGCACCATACTGGCGTATGTTGCAGCAGATGGCAGTTCCTCGTTTACCGAGGGTGACCAGAACGTGCTGGCAGTATCAGTATTCTCATAAAGGGAACAACAATATGTATTATAGAGGATAAACAAGGAGAGAAAATGGCAATTGACTACACATCACTATTAACTGCTGAACAGAAGCAGAATATCCTGAATCAAAGGATTTCGCAGTTTGCTGCAGAAGCATGGCAACATGAACTGAATAAGCAAACCTGTACACAGTTGGGTGACGAGGCTGGTATTGCTTCATCTGAGGCAGCATTGACAACATTGGAAGCGGCTATTAACGTTCATCAAAGTGAACTTGAATTGATTTCGGAATAACACATGGCAGTATTTAGCAAAAGCACACTCAGCGAATCAGTTAACGGTAGAGGCATTCTGGTTGCACAAACTGCAACCGCAGGAACCTTGATTCATACTGGTCCTACTGTGACAACATCGTTTGATGAGATTTGGATTTACGCAAAAAACACGTCTGCATCTGCGGTTAAACTCACTCTTGAATGGGGTGGTGTAACGTCACCTAATGACCTGATTGAGTTTTCTGTCCCTGCTGAATCTGGTTTGTATTTGATTACTCCTGGTTTGCTTATTAAGGGTGCTGCTACTGCGCTTGTTGTTCGTGCGTTTGCTGCTACAGCAAACGTTGTTACGATTCACGGCTACGTTAATAAAATAGTTTAAGGGCTTCATGCCAGCACGCAATCGTAATACTCAGGGTGGAAAGTCTGTGACTTCCGACCTTGCTCCACGTTCTTCCAGAACCAATAGTGGTCAGGTACATACTATTTGGACTGGTGTTGGCACATTGTTGGAGTTCATGGTTGTTGGTGCTGGTGGAGGCGGGGCTGGTGGATATCAAGTTGGTGGAACTGTGGTTAACTCTGCAGGTGGTGGTGGTGGTGGAATCAGTATAACATCTACTCCAATTTCCGCATTAACGGGTACATACACAATTACCATTGGTGCTGGTGGTACTGGTGGCGACCAATCTGGTTCGGGTTTCAACGCTCAGGGAACCAACGGAGGCACTTCAAGCATTACCAACCCATTATCAACAACTGTTGTTACTGCAGGTGGGGGTGGTGGTTCGCAGTGTGCAAACCCTACCGTTGCTGGAACTGGTGGAACAGGTTCAACATCAAATGGGACAACAGGAACACTAACTGCCGACAATGGTTGGACTGGTGGATATACAACATCATTTACTGGCACATCTTTAACTTTTGGTAGAGGTGGAAACCTCGGACCAGTTGGTGGTAGTAATTCGGGTGCAGCAAATACTGGTGATGGTGGTGTTGGTGGTGCTGGTTCAAATCCGTTTTCAGGCGGCAATGGCGGAACTGGTGTTGCATATTTGAAAATATTAACATCAAATGTTTCCAAAATTTCTAGCACAACAGGTTCCCCAACAACATCTACTAGTGGCGACTACACAATATATAAGTGGAGTACTTCTGGAAGTTTGGTAATGAGTTAATGGCTACTTATGCAAAATTGGATGAAACAAATATTGTTCTCAACATTGTTGTTGCTGACTCTGATTGGCTGGGTTTGTCTGATGGTATTTGGGTTTCTTACAGCAATGAAATCAATCCTGCATTGATTGGTTCAACATACAAACCTGAAACAAACATGTTTGAATTATTTGATGAAAACACACAAAATTGGATTGTGATATATCCACAAACGACAACAACACAATAGGAGTAATAATGCAAAAAATTAAAGCATTTATCTATAACAACCCAGTACGAGTCGCAGCATTTATTTCATCTGCTGTTGCTATTCTGGTTGCGTTCCTTGCACCACAAACACCTGTGGAGCCAGCCATCGCCTTCGTGCTTTCAGCACTTGGCTTGGGTGAATTTGCACAACGTGCAGAGAACCGCAAAACCGATGAGGCTTTGTTCAGCGAAATTCCTGGCGAGGACAAATAGTTGAAATACACTGGTGTGTCGGACGGCATATCAAAAGGTAAACGCAAAGGCACCGAAGCCTTTGTGAAACATGTCGCACTACTGTCAAAGGGTAACCTTTGGAATAATGGCACTTTTGGTGTTAGGTCTGTTAAAGGAAAACCGCAACAACTCAGTGTTCATGCAACAGGTAGGGCTATGGACCTTAGTTGGCGTGGCAAGTCCCGTGATGAAGCAAACAAGGTTATTGAAATGATTGTTGCTAACGCAGACTCGCTGGGTGTTGAACTGGTTTTGGATTATTTCCCTAAACCATACGGCAGGGCTTACAAATGTACCCGTAAGGGATGGCATAAATATACTAAGAAAACTGTTACAGGTGCCCCTAATGGTGATTGGTATCACCTAGAATTAAGTCCAGAGTTTGCAGATAACCCTAGTATGGTTCACGAAGCATTTAAGGCTTTGTTTATATAATATCCCCGATTGATGACTATGGTCGTCTAGGATGGTAATATGAAGAAAATAATCTTATTGGCTACTGCTATATGTTTGTTGGCTTCACCCACTGTTGTCCACGCTAAAAAGTATCCTGCTATCAAATGTTGGAACCATTATGATATTATGGATATGGTTTCGGAGGATAGGGAAATGATGCGTCAGGTTGATTATATTATGTGGCGGGAATCACGATGCAACGCATCGGTGATTAACCGTGATGACCCTATGGGTGGGTCTATTGGTTTGTTTCAAATTAACCAGTTTTGGTGTAAACCTAATCGTCAAACGAAACAGGGTTTCCTTCAGGATGCTGGTGTTTTAAAAGATTGTAAAGAGTTATATAATCCTGTTGTTAATGGTAAGGCTATGATGGCTATTTACGATTATGCTCATAATCGTTATGGTGATGGTTGGGGTCCTTGGGGTGGCTCATTGTGGAATTAACAGAACTATTAAATGAATCTGAATGGCGTAAATGTCGTGGACCAGAAAATGCCACTGTTGAACAGCAACTTGAAGCGTTTTCATATTTTTGTAAAAAGTATTGGTACATTAAACATCCTAGCCATGGACGAATTAACTTAGATTTACGACCTGCTCAAACTGAAACAATTCGTGTTTGGATGTCTGAACGCTATAGTATTGTCTTAAAAGCCCGTCAGATTGGATTTTCCACTTTGGCAGCAGCCTATAGTTTTTGGTTAGCATATTTTGCTAATGACCGTTTTATTGTTATGTTATCACGCACTGAGCGTGAATCAGTTAAGTTACTTGCTAAGGCTAAGTATGGTTATCGTTTTTTGCCGTTATGGATGCGTGAACGAGGACCCAAACAGGTAACAGAACACCAGTTAAAAATGGTATTTGATAACGAATCCGCTATTGAATCTTTGCCGTCCAGTAATGACCCTGCTCGTGGTGAGTCGGTGTATTTGGTTATTGTGGACGAGTGGGCGTTTTTGCCCAATGCTGAGGAAGCGTGGGCTTCTATTGAGCCTGTAGCGGATGTCGGCGGACGAGTTATTGGTTTGTCCACCGCTAATGGTTCGGGTAATTTTTATCATCAGTTATGGGTTGGCTCCCAAACTGGAGCCAACAAGTTTAAAGGTATTTTTTTCCCTTGGTCGGCTGATGGTGAGCGTGGACAAGATTGGTATGATGCTAAAGCCGCAAACATGAGTCCGTGGCAGTTGCATCAAGAGTACCCAACATTTCCTGAGGAAGCATTTATTAAGTCTGGTAATCCTGTGTTTGATACACAGATGCTGGATGATATGACTATTGTTGAACCAGCACGAGGGTACTATCATTTGTATTCTGATGGGACTGGTGAATTCCGTCACAGTGATAATGGGGAGATGATGGTGTGGGATTTCCCCAGACATGAGTCTGTTTATGTGATTGGGGCGGATGTCGCTGAAGGTTTAAGTTATGGTGACTATAGTTCTGCCCATATTATTCAGGCTGATACTGGAATAGTTGTTGCTACTTGGCATGGTCGTATTGAACCAGACCTATTTGGTGAACTATTGTCTGAATTGGGTTGGTGGTATAATAATGCTTTGCTGGGTGTTGAAAACAACAACCATGGTTTGACGACTCTTAAGGCTATTCAGAAGTATGGTTATAAGAACATTTATAAGCAGCGTCGTTTGGCGCATGTTCGTCCTGAGGCTACGGATATTTTGGGTTGGCGCACCAGTGCAACTACAAAACCATTGATGATTGACGAGTTATCTGCTGCTTTGCGTGATAACGCTATTGAGGTTTATGACCGTTTGACTATTGCTGAGTTGCGGACCTTTGTCCGCAAGGAGAATGGTAAGACTGCTGGTAGTCCTCATGACGACAGAGTGATTTCGTTGGCTATTTGTAATCAGATGCTAAAATATGTGTGGTTGCCAGAGTACCGTCAGGATATGGCACCCCCAACCAATAGTCTTTTGTGGTGGGAAAATCATATTATGGACAATAGACCTGCACAAAAAACGTTTATTGGCGCACATAATGTGCGCAGTCGTACTCCTTTTTAACTTTTAGGGAACAGATATATCTATTATGATGGAATTTATATGCGAAACTTGTGGAACACGGTTCTATTCTGAGCAGAAACCTCACCGTGGTGAGATTTGCTTTAAGTGCCATATTAAGGGAATTCATATAGGATTTAGGTATGGCAAGGACAACTTTCACGGTGACACAATTGCCGAGAAACAGCGTAAAATTGTTGCTGATGCCGCTATAAATGGAGTGCAGGCTGAGCCTGTAACTAACTGGATGTAATATGTCACAAGTTTGGGTTCCTATAATCGTTGCTGTAATAACAGGTCCAGTTGTGGTTGTGTTGCAGAAGTTGCGTAAAGAGAATACCGAACAACATGCGGAGGGAAGAATCCTGCTTAGAACTATTGGCAATAAGGTTGATAGAATTGGAACTAAACTAGACCAACATATCGGTTGGCATGACGGACAAAAGGACGCAGAATAGTGGCACGCAGAAATCTTGGAGATTATCTCAAGAAACAAAAGATGGCAATTGAGTCAAGTCGCAAATGGCGTAAAGATGATGGTTATGACGCTACATGGCAACGACTAAAGGATATGTATCGTGGTCGTCATTTTGACGACTACAAGAATGAAGACCAAATGTTGGTCAACATTGCTTTCTCAACCGTTAACGTTATTTCTCCAAGTATTTCGGTTAACTATCCTAAGATTACTGTTAACGCAGTTAACCCAGCCAATGCCGCTAATGCTGTCATTGCTGAAGCAGTTGTTAATTACTGGTGGAAGAAACGTGATATTCGTACACAGTTCCGCCGTGCAGTAAAAGACATGTTAACAATACCAGCACCAGCAAACGGTGCCATAGCATCAACCATCTGTAACGCCATCTGTCGTTTGAACGATTCGTTATGCGGCTGGGTGGAACCCGCCGCTACTTCAAAGTCAAAGTCACCTGCCAAATAGTCACGGTCAAAAGTAACCCACATAGGTTCACCATCTTTACCAGTTACACGAGCAACTTGCTCACCAGTCATAAACTGTTGAGCGAGTTGCATCATGCGGCGACCAACCTCAGCAATGGCTTGTTCAACAACAGCCAACTTATCTGAAGTTCGTGCATTAGCGGCATCTTGCAACAATGACGACTCGGTGGCGGTACGGCGAATTTCTGAAACTGCACCACGTTGAAACTCTGACACACCAGAAATGCGGTCAATGTCACCGATAATCAAACTTGATTGATTGTAGAATTCTGGTGGGTTAATTACTGCAGGGAAAGCGGTAACCACGCCACCTAGCGCTTCATCAGAAACAACTGGAACCATAACATTGTCCTCGTCTGATTCCAGCGCTGAACGACCTAACTGGTCAAATGCTGATTCCTTATACAGATATTTACGACTAAATTTTTTGCGATGATTCATCATTTGCGTACGAGTTTGATTCAATTCCATCTGCAATGGCTCGATTGCTTCGAGTTCTCCCATTGGGTAGAAAATGTCAGGAACGTCATAGTTGCGAAGCATGACAAATGGGTGTCCAAATGCAAATGGCATCTTGGTTGGATTCACTAAGAACTTGTCACCACCATCACAAAATACCGAAACAGTTCCACGGTCAATGTCGTAAAACTCCCAGATTTCCACATATGAGTCTTCAGGCTTCTCACTTCGTCGTGGACGCAAATCTCCACGCCAATCGTCAGAACTCCACTTGGAGTAATGCGATGGTGCTGCATCAGTTCTTGCTGCAGAGTTGTATCGCTTGTCCTTCTTGACTTCTTCCAACGGACGACGAATTCGCTGGGCAATCCAGCGAATGTCAGACATTGATGTTGCGTCAGCATCGACAAAAATGTCAAAAGCTGATACACGTTCCACGAATGGACGGTCTTCTGTAATAATCAATTCTGATTCAGTAATTGATTCTGGTGTTGCCAGTTCATCGGCATTGTCGTATTCGCCTTCTTGCGTTTCAACAAAACGATAACCAGTCTTCAACCAACCATGACCAACAATCAACATGTCTTTGACTGCACGACGGAACTCACGTTGGCATTCAAAGTGACGCCACCAATAGTTCACGATTTCCTCTGTGATGATTGCTCTTGGAGCATCATCAACATTCTTTGCATTAACCACAATCTTTGGGTAGTTGACAGAAACGCTTGGAGAAATGACGTTGATTGTTGCAAACGCCATGTTTACCAACAGACGGTCTTCTTCAGAAATCGTCCTGTAATGCTTACCACGGTACATGTCAATCATTCGACGCCAAAGGTCGTCGTAGTTCTCTTCACGCCTCCAGCGGCGTGATTGCTCAATCTTGTTCCTGTACTTGGTAATCAATTCAGTGTTTGAAGTCCGTGCCATTAATCTTCCTTCTGCCCTTCATGCCAACCGATGTGGTGGTCAAGCTTGCTACCTATTTTGTCAACCTTGTTGCCAATAGTCCTCAAAAGGATTCTTCCTTCAGCGTGTTGCTCGGTGTTCTCTTTGCGTAACTTCTGTAGTACCACCACCAGCGGACCTGTAATAATCGCTGCCGCCAAAGGAACCCAAACTGACTCCACCGCATTACATCCAATTCGTCACTGGCTCGGCATTGATGCCATTTACTTTGGCATCTGCAACTATCTGACGTTGGCGTTCGCCAATCGTCGGCCCATGAAAGTCTTCTTTCCCATGGGTGAATCCAAGTCGAATTGTTTTGACATGGCATTTGAAGCAAATTGAACCACGACGGGGCAATTCATCTGCCTCAAACGTCGATAAACAGGTCAAACAGCGAAATTCTTTCATAACTAGTGAGCAAAGCGTTACTCTCGGTAGTTGAATGAACCAATTGCCCTTTCTTTTTGCACTGGTTCACGAACAATGTGTCTTTCCCACCATTCAAAAGAGTTCTTCAAAGGCTCTTTGTCCTGACGATATTCCGGCAACCAGACATACTTCAGCATCTGGTTGGTAATCGCTAGCGACATAACACGGTCGTCATGGGGTGAACCATGCATTTTCCCGTTTGCCTCACGCACGAACGTGCGTAACTCGGCAACGGTTTCCTTATCGTAAATCCACAGAGCCTCGTCTCGAATGGCTCCATTGAGTTCGTCAATAGCCAATGGCTTGGAGACCGAAGTCGTCCTCCAACCCATTGTCTCGGTAATTGTTGGGGTTCTTTGTCCCAACTTCCTAGAACGATAAATGTTTCTATAACCAGTTCTCTGCAGGGCTTTGATTGTCGTCAAACCATGGTTGTTTGACTCAATACCCACAAGAGCGTAATTATAGAAATGCCCAATTCCCCTGAGAACTTCCTCGCCAAACAAGTCAGCGTCAACATGTCCATGCCAATGTGCAACCAAGAGTCCCGTACTGGCTGATATGACATGAGCAGAACTGTAGTCGCCATGACCCAGCCCTTCGGCTACGTCGGCTCCAACTACATAAACCTCGTTGTAATCTGGGAATTCATAAATAGCAAATTCACCACCGTCGTCCACAAAGTCCCAGCTATTGACACCGTTGTACTTCAGGTAGCCACGCTCTGGCTCAATTGACTCCAAGAGTCTGAGTTTGTCCAAGTCAAAGACTGGACGACCAGAACGGATAAACGCTTCCTCTGGGTCACTTGGGTATTCCTGAGCCAACTGCCAGTCTGGCAAGTCTCGCTTCTTGGCTTCATACCAGTCTTCATCACGGTCTCCAGCAGACCAAGGGAAGAAGACGCCAGTGAATCGGTTTGTGGCCGTCTGGGACCCAACCCACAACTGATGGAATATGTTGCCTTCTCCGTTGGCTGTACTCAAACAGATAACACGACCACCCACGTCGGCAATAGGTTCAATAGATGCCCACGCTTCTTCAGCGTTGGGCAAGAACGCCATTTCGTCGATGATAACTCGGTATACCGATTCACCACGAGCAGGGTCATTACCTGATGGCAATGACTCAATTGCTGAGTCATTTGCAAACACCATCTTCAACTGGTTGTCAGACTGAAGCTCTGGTCCACGAACCTTCATCCATTGTGGCAACATCTTGTAGCCGTACTTGGTTTTTTGTAGAAGCTTTGATGCTTCACGTTCCGTTCTACTGAGCATAACCGTAAAGCGGTCTGCCCAAAAGAATGTTTCCCAGAACACAAAAGCCGCAGCCAGAGTGGAGAATCCAATCTGTCGTGCTTTCAAGACAATGCTGTAGCGTGAGTCAATCCAGACTTCAACAGTTTTCTGTTGGGCTTCACGCAACTCAAATTTGATTCGACCCCGTTCAGGGTGACGAATCATCCAGTGTGTTGCACAGAAATGGCTGAACGCCTCCACAAGCTCTGCTGTGGAAGCGTTATCAGACCCTTTGCATTTGCGCCATTCCTTCTCGTTGAGAAGGTCTGTCAGTTCCATTGTTTACTCAGGAATCTCCGTAAATAATGCTTCGTCAGTTTTCTTGTTTTCTGCACGTTGTGCAAATTCACCAAGACCAAGTGCTGAAAGCACAAATGCAATTGCTGGTTCCACAGGTGTCTGTGGCGCAAGGAACGCAACCAGAATCGCAACAGCAGATGATACAAATGCTGCAACTCGTACTGGGTTGTTGTAGATAAAGTCTTTTACTTTTTGCATGATTCTCCTACCACTTGTTCAGGGGGCATGTTGCGTGAAGAAGTTTTACCTTCCCCGGCATTACACACCCACATTGTTTACATTGCTTCGTTACTTTGACCAGTTCTGGACATTCTTGACATATTGCATAACGAGAATCTGAAACTTCCTCTTCGGCTC